TTGAATGTAAATGATGTGCTCTTGACTGCAAAGATGCTTGCTCCAAGAGAACGAATAGTGTCGTTGATTGCTCGCTTAACGCTAAAGCGTGGGAAGGTAGGAGAGATAGTAACCTTCGCATCTGCAGCGTGTGTAGCAGCAGTTGTACCTAGATAGCCACGACCATAAGGAGATACGGTTGCTGTGTTAGCAACACGGTCAAATGAATCTACCCAGAGTAGTTCTTCGTCAATCTCAAGGATACCCTTACCTACAGAGTCGGTAGACCCTAGGCTAAGGATGAGTGGCGAAGCACTTGTTGATGTCAAAGTAGTGACAGCAGTAGTTAAGTGTGTAGCCCTATCCTGTTGGAAGGTGTAGCCAGAGAGGTTGATGAGAACTTCGTCAATCATATTTGCTAGTGTAGTTGTCACTATATAGTCCTTAATGCGTCAACCGCAGATTTGCCAGTAGTTCCAGCCAGTTCGTTGCAAACACCATTGAGGTCTTTGAATGCAGATGGCTGACGACCAGCGCTCACTTTGTAGTTAAGCGCACCGATTATTGCTTTACCTGTAGTACCAGCCCACTTGTTGGCAGCACCTTGTTCATCAAGGAATGCTGTCCTCAATGGGTAGGTTCCACCGTTGGCTAAACGATTCAGTTCGGCACACAGTGTGCTGCCAGCAGTACCTGCCATTGTTATCTCCTTTTGGTCATTGCGTTGTAATAGTGTTCATCAAAAGAGAACCGCTTCATATGTGGAGCAGTTGCACTTGTGTCACACCAGAGTGGGATTCCTACCTTGTCGCATAGTGCGAAGAAGTAGATGTCCTCTCCAATAAACTTTGTTCCTCGTCCCATCTCCATAAAGAATTGTGCCTCTGGCAGTTCCTTTAGGATTCTCTCAACTACGCTGCGGTGCATAAGGATGAACCCCATACCTGCTGCGCCTACCTGAATTAACTTGTCCTTAGGTAGTGGGTGCACTCTGGTCAAACCAAAGCCACCGTCTTTATTATCTGCAAAGTTAAAGACTGTAGGCATTGGAACCATCAAGGGTTCTTCTGGATTGTCTGTAGTGAAGTAGACACCAGTAACCATTGGCTTCTCGTCTTTATCCTTGGCATTCCATAACTTGAGGAATGTCTCTGGACTGATGACTACATCTGAGTCAACCCAGAGTAACCAGTCAGATTTGTTCTGCTCATACCAATATCTAATTACAGTCTCACGTTGTCTAGCAATCTGGTTGCCTTGACTGCGGAGTGTGGAGTGGAAGTTTATGCCTGACTTGAGCATTACATCTGTCACGCCCTGCATAAACTTTCCATCCACCATACCGTTATCGCACCAGGCGATTGATACCGTCTCTTGCATTGTCCCCTACTTTCTTATTTCTTCTTTGCTACAGCAGCGTTATCTACCAGGTTAGGGTACTTACGCCCTGCTGCTTTGGCTCGCGCCTTGGCTGCAGCCTTCTGTGCTGGAGTCAATGGAGTTGACTTCTTCTTAGGATTCTTTTTATCCCAGAATGCTACTTTCTTTGCCATTACCATTTCACCTTATCTGCCCAATATGCTGCACTCATTTTACCTTTGGCAATGTTCTTCGCGTGTCTAGCCTTAAAGGATGCTTGGCGTGCCGTAGGTTTCTTATCGCCAGTAACACCCTGTTGACCAAAGCGAATAGTTTTAACCTTGTCGCCCTCCTTAGCCACAACAACGTGTGACTTCTTAGGATGAGTCGGTGTACGCTTTGGTTTATTAAACCCAGATACTCCTGCTCGCTTTAGTCGTGGGTCGGACATTTACTTCTTCTTTGCCTTCTTGTCAAGATTTAATGGTTTCATTTTTGAAAGTGAATTCATTAGCGCACCACGATTTGCAGCCTTCTTTTTAGCAGCAGCACTCATAGGCGCTGGTGAATATGAAGCCTTCTTTGCGGCAGCCTTTGCTGCTTCTTTTTGCTTAGGTGTCATTGCCGCTTTTCTTCCTTCAACAACCATAACAGCAAGTTTCTTTTTAATACTCATAGGTTCTGGTGAATATGAAGTACGTGCGCCTGTACCATTTGCTTTTGTATTTTTTTCACGTGCTAATCTGTCACGCAATGTGCCTGCACGAAATGCTGCTTGTGAAGGAACTGATGTTTCGCGCATTGCGCGTTTTGCCAATGGCGAAAGTTGCTTAGGCTTTTCTCCTGTAGGCATCTTTGTTGTCTTCTTTGGTGTTGTCTTCTTCATTGCCATATTACTTACCTTTCCTAGATTTGCCAGCCTGAGATAAGGCTATGGCAATTGCTTGTTTTTTTGACTTTACTTTCTTGGCCTTCTTAGGACCCTTTGGGTCAACTCCAGCGTGAAGAGTTCCACGCTTGAATTCACCCATAACTTTAGCAATCTTCTTCTTGGCTGCTGTCTTCTTCATTAGTTGGTATATCCATTTGGACGAATGCCATACTTTTTTGCAATCATATCTCTGGTCTTATTAAGGTCCTTGATTGCTCCAGCCTTCATAAGACGCATTAACTCAGCCTCTGCTGCTTTGGAACGCTGTGCAAAAGTAGATGGGCTTGGCTTAGGTGTTGGCTTTTTAGGTGCTGCAGGCATTACTTTTTCTTTGCCTTCTTCTTGGCAACCTTCTTGACCATCTTCTTGCCAGTCTTTTTGGCTTCCATCTTTGCCATAGCCATCCCCTTAGGGGTGTATGCAAATTCCTTCATTCCTACCTTTGGCATTAGATTGCTCCTATTTCTTTCATTACTTCGGTTGTATTCTTGTTTATATCTTTAGCCTTAGGCATTGTGTTAGCATCATATGCTTTACCCAATGTCTCTGAGGCTTGGTATGCCTGTTCGATATGAGCGTGGGTGGTTCCTGCTGGCTGTATGCCAGACTCCCTAGCCTTGCGGTAGGAAGCCAATTCAGAGTTCCACTTCTTATCAGGTATATCTCTTGTTGCATCACCTGCATTTAACTGCAAGCCCTTGGCCTTACACCCGAAGCAATCTTCGTCACATTGTGTATGGTCAATATCTATATCTTCTTCTGCCAGAAACGGTTTATCCGATGTCTCGTCGCAGAGCACGCAGCCCCACAATGTCGCCATAAAGTTATGGTTCTCATCGAATCCCCACTCCAAAACCTTGCTAATATGACTATGCATTTTGTCCCCTACTGTACTGTGAAGTTATCCTCTGTTACACCTATGTTTGCAGCAATTAACTCTGCCTTTGTTGCTTCATCTACTGTGTGGTTGTAACCACCACGATAGACAACATCATAGTCATTGAGGTCTTCATCTACTGAGTAACGCAAAGTTGACCAGGTAGCACCGTCTTTAACAACAGTGATACCACGCTTTAACTTGTAGAAGTAGAACAGGCGATGTCCACCTGCAGGTCCTTCTTCCACCGTTGGTGGTCTAAATGTGTACGTTGCCATAGTTCTCCTTAATGAACTTACTGATGAGGCTAGGTTTCCCTAGCCCCACCCGTCAATCAACTAAGCGATTGATGAACCTGATTCGATTCGGAATAGTGCTTCTTCACGGTAGCGTGCAAAGCCAAGTACGCCGTACCAACCCATTGGGCGGTGACGCATCAACTTGTCAACTACTGGTCCGATGACTACGTGTGGCTCTTCAGCAACGGCTTCTGCCATTGCTTGCTGTCCTGCGAGGATTGTGCGGTACACCTTTGCAGATGAAGCACCGTCTGTTGCAGAGTAGAGACGTGGTGACTCAACGAAGTATGCACCTTCGTAAGTTCCAATTTCTCCAGCCCAGATGCGGTCCTGTGCAGAACCGTACTGGTTAGGAAGGAGCCATCCTGCTGAACCTGTCTCTGCACGGAGGTCGTGTGAAACTTCTGGGTGGATACCAGCCCAGTAGAGTGAACCCTTGCGTGCAGTTGTCTTGTTAGCGCGGAGTTTCGCAACTGCGCGACGGATGTTTGCAGATGAAAGTGTTGCAGCAGCAGTAACTGTTGCTGTTGATGTTGCTGTTGAACCTGAGTAGATGACGTTTGAGCCACCACGTAGGGTTGTCATAGCAATAGAATCAATTGAATCTGCGAGGTTGAATGCAATGATGTTAGCAATTGCTGGGTCAACATCTGAAAGTGAGAACAACTCAAGTGCACGTGTTACAAGAACAGAGTTACCATACTCGTTAAGAGTAATGGTGACAGATGTTGGTGTAGACATTGCTACTGCATCTGGGTCTGTATCTTCTGTGAGTGCTGTTGTTGCTGTTGAAAGGTCAACGTAGCGCTGTAGAACTACTGTTGAGCCAGGGATTGATTGGCGTGCTGGACGCTTGTCGGCTACTGAACGAATAAGTGGCTCGCTACGAAGTGCGAACTCAAGAAGTCGGTCATAAGCCTTTTGAACTAAACCAGCACCACCAGCGGTTCCTCCAAGAGAGGAGGAGCCTGTGGATACATATGCGTTTGCCATTTAGGTTATTTCCTTTTGTAGTTAGAAACTATGATTAGTTATTCTTCTGAGCGAAGTAAACTTAAAATCTCTTCTGCTGATTCAGCATTGTCGAGGCGATAGTTCAGGTCTTCTGCTCGGTCAGGTGTGTATGCACCCTGTGTAACGACGTCCTGCTGACGTAATGCAGCGCGGTCCATCTCGTTTACTTTAGGGGCTTCCTCTGACTTAGTTAATCCGAACAAGTCTCCGTTTTCGTCGAGCCAGTTATTCACTGAATCTTCGTTAACATCATCTATGTCCTTAAGGATTAAACGTACAGCCTTAGGATTGACACCCTTCTTTTCTAGGACTTCCTTGACGGTTCTCTCACGCTGAACCTTGGATAATGATTCCAATTGGTCTGTGAGTTCCTTGATTCGTTTCTCATCATTACGCTTGGCTTTCCGCAACTTCTTTAAGAGGTCGCTTCCATCCGTGTTGTTGGTGACTTCTGTGTCCAAGTCATCGTCTTCGTCATCCCAGTAGTTGTTGCTCATAGCAACTTTCCACCCTTCTATTTGTAGTAGTCGCAAGCCACAGGTTCCAATCGGGGGGATGGTCTGGCTCTTGCTATCGGTCTAATACGCTGACGGGGCCGATAGGTCCGTTCAGGATTCTAGTTAGAAGGAGTTCTCTGAAGAAAAACTTCCTCGTGCTGTTCCAGCACGCCCTTGGAATTGTGCTTCTTCTCGTGCAACGAGGCGTTCCTTCTTGCGCTTTGCAGATGCAAGTCCTAGCAACTCTGCTTGTTCTGCTTCTCGTTGACCATACTGCTCCATAGTTGAGCCGTAGACAGAACTAAGTTTTTCCATAGTTGGAAGTTCGCTAGCAATAGTTCCATAACTCTTGGCTGCTCCAGCAGCAGATACTCCTGCAGTCTCAAGTGTTCCTGCGCCAACTGTTCCAGCCTGTACATTTGAGTACGCAGTGGACTTAGTGGTTGTGTCTGCAAGTTCTGCAATAAGACCCTGGCGAAGCGCTGCACCACCAATCTCTGCTGATTGAACCTTACGCTCAAGTGCTGGTAGTTGCTCTTCTGGATTAAGCATTGCTGCTACTAAATCTTGGTTTGAAAGCATAGGAAAGAATCTAAGGAAAGCATTCTTTGTTGATGGGTCTGCCTTAAGAACTCTGTCGTATGCCATAGATACACGAGTTGTCGCTTCAGGAATATCTACATCTGCTGCAATAAGTCTTGCGTACTGTTCACGATTATCAAGGTTTGTTAGTCCATAAGACTTGAACATCTTTGAATAGCCCATTTCCTGCTGAAGGTAAACATCCTCGCTAAGCAATGGCATCTTGTTCTTTAAGCGTGCTGCGTTTCCAGCAAAGCGGTCCAGATATGGCTTGTTATAGCGCTGGTCATAACGAAGAAGATTAAGTACTTCATCCCCATCAGACTCAGGATAATCTGTAAGAACCTTGTCAACCATATCGGCAATCTTGTCAATACCATATGATGATAGAAGGGCTACTATACCTGCGTATTTTTCTGAAGGCTTTGGCGGGGCTGGTGGGGTATTGCCAGACTCACCTGCTTTAATCTTTTCAGCCTCTTCACGTGTGAGAGAACCTGGCTTGCTTTGGAAAACTACCATACCAGTGGCTACGCTTGTGCCAGCCTTGGGTCCAGTTGTATAGACTTCTTCTAGAGTTCCAAATGCATTATAGATAAATGCTGTCTCTGTTGGTATTGCAACTGGTCCAACAAATCCAGTATCGCCTGGTTGCTTTGCTGGTGTTGGCATTGTAATGGATGGTGTAAATCCTGGAATGACACCTGATGTCGGTGCAGAAGTTGTCTTTGCTGGCGTTGCAGCAGGTATGTTGAGAACTTGTCCTGGTCTAATAAGACTTGGGTTAGTAATCTGTGGATTAGCAGCAATGAATGCTTTGAGCGATACTCCTGCTTTTTTAGCAAGAGCACTCATAGTATCGCCAGATTTTACCTTTACTGTTGTTGCCATTATGCAGGTCCAATTCCGAATGCTCTAACAATGGCAGTCAATGCGCCTTGCTTAGTATTCTTATATGTTTCAGTGTCCTTGAACTCTGGCTTTGCGTATAGCATCTTCTTGTACTCAGCAGGCGAGATAGGCTTATCTCCTGCTGCTACTTCATAGAAGTCTGCTGGCTTAAGTTGAGCAATTGGCTTATCGTAAATCTGTGAATAAACTGTGGCGTATGGAGATACTAAGTCGGCAACCTCTGCACCCTGGTCAATTAAGTCTCTGAACGCTGGGTATAGGGCCTTAGCCTGTTGCCTTGTTACGTTAAGGATATTAGCCAAAGCCTGTTGGCTGCGAACTCCTTGAATAGCCTTCTTATAAATCTCTGCATCATTAACAGGAATACCATTATTTGAGTAAGCACTGCGTATTTGATTAACAACCATACCAAGTGCACCCTCTTGTAACAGAGCATCATCCTTAGTATCTGGGGTTGCCATCACCGTCTTGTAGCGTGTAGCAGCAGCATTCTGGATATACTTTAGACGAATATCCTCACGCTGTTGTGCGCTAATTGAACCCTGCTTAGCCTCAAGTTGTTGAACTTCCTTAGCATATGCGGCAGCAACCTTCTTGTCTGCACCAGCATTAAAGACGTCCATAAACTGAGTATTAAGTTCTGATATTAGCGCCGCAGATGGAGTTAAAGATGGACCAGTCTTACCTGGCACACTAAAGAACGAAGCAGCAAGTTCTTTATTTACATAAAACTTATCAACACTTAACTGATAATCTTCTCCAACTTTGTCGGAGTATGTCATTACTTTAGTAAGCGCTGCTATATCTTCTTTGCGTGGGGCAATTGCATTGCCCATAGCCATAATGCTTTGTGCTGTTGGCTGAGTTCCAGGCTGATAAATGCCAGGAATCTGAGCGAGTTTTGCTAAAAGGTTTGCTTTGTCTCTGTTAGAGAGTCCAGCAAAAGCATCCATAGCAGATGTATCTGTGTACTGAGTCTGCTTTGTAATAGGAACTGGTAACTCTAAAACTCCACCAACATATCTTCCTGGTGTCTGACCAACGTAAATTGGAGAACCAACTGGGCGACCATCAAGTCCAACCTTTGTTCCAGTTGTGCCATAAGGTGCTCCGCCTCCAGCAACTTGTGCTTCAGGACTTACGTTGGTTGCATCTGCACTTGGGCTTCCTGCTTTAGGCGCTGATGATGGATTAGGTGTTGGCTGTACCATTATTAGCCCTCCAATTCTGATTTGAAGAATGTATAGAAAAATTTCTGGAACTCTGGATTACGAGCAAGAATTCCTTGCGCTTGTTCTGCTAACCAGATACGCTGTGGTTCTGCACCCTTAACAGCAAGTGTGCTATTAGGGTCACGACCTGCACGCTCTAGCGCAATCTTGCGTAGATATACATAGTCACGTAGACCCTGAACTGCATCTGAATCCAGGAATCTTTCATCTGCAAGAATGCCATCAATCTGTGCTTTAACACGTGCATCCTTGAAGTAGTCTGTTGTGATAGATAATCCACGCGCTGCATAACTATCTCCTAGTGCAGATAGTGCGCTGTCGTATTCATCTTTGCTCCAGCCTTCTGCGGCTGAGCGAGTAAGTAATCTATCTTTAGCAGCAAAGTAACGAATGCGTGTTACCTTTTCGATAATCTCATCCTTCTTGAGGACCGTACGATTACCACGCTTCTTCTCCCAGCGCATCATCTCTTGAGATAATCCACCACCAGGGTAGATATATCCATAGGTATCTGGGTACTTATCTGCTACATCTGGGTTATCACGTAGGAGTTCATAACTGTATAGGTTAGTTGCTGAACCGCTTGTGTATCCAATAATAGCAAAGATGTAGTTAGGACCGTATAGGTCTAGGAAGTCTGCGTAGGCTTTGTTCTTATCTCCACCTGCTGCAACTTCCATCTCGCGGAAGTCCTTGTAAAGTGCTGAGGAAAGTGCAACACTTCCATCATCCTTGGTAGTCAATGCTTCCATTGTGAGTGGGAATGGTGAGAAGAATCCAAAGAATCCTCTAAACATTGTAAACATCTTTGCAAACCAGTCAGCATCTTTAAGTAGACGAGCCTGGTCATCAAGGTTATCTAGGTCGTAATCTCCACCTGTTGCTAGATAGTTAAGGCTAGGGGCTAGGGCTGAACCATATGCAGCCTCACCCAGGAATGGAGCAAGCAGTCTTCTATAGTTAGGAGTCAAGAAGAATCCTTCTATGAATCCAGCGCTTGTATCAACCTCGCCAAATGGATAGAGAACCTTATTTGCCTTGTCCTTCAACAGTGGAGGAAGCAAGTTAAGCGGGTTCATACCAACCTTATCCAGCATTGTAAGTGGCAAAGTTACGCCAATACCAAACCCTGGAAGTGTAGTTCCTGAAGCGAATGCGAAGTTAAAAGACTGTGGTGTAGTTGAGAATGCCACAGGACCTTGAGTTGATAGACCCTTCATACCTGTAACATTAGATAGGAAGTTTAATCCAGTAGACATAAATGGTACAAAGAATCTACGCTCATTTGTTTCAGGGTCATTATAGAAGAACCCCTGATTTGGGTCGTAAATATCCTTGGCATCCGTTAAAGAGTAAAGGTTTGATGAGTCTGGCTTAGATAGCCACTGCAATCCCTTGGCAATTTTATAAATATCATTAGGGTTATTGGCAGCAAGTTTGCCCCAAGCACCGATTGTGTTACCCCAAGCCTGAGCAAATGGGGCAATAAGGCGTACCTGGTGGGCTATAAGGCGCTTACGAGAGGCATCATAGAAGAGTTCTGCTACACGCTTATTAGCCACTGTAGAGGCGTATGCGTGGGCTTCATCTGCTGTAATTGTGCCAGTTCCCTTAGCAGTCTTAAAGGTATCCCATACTTTATGTGCAGAACCAATTGGTCTTCCATCCCAACTCTTAAGTGGAGATAGGGACTTCTTAGCAATAGACTCTAATCTTGATACAGCACTAGCATCTAGTCCGTAAGATAGGCTGTGAATAGCATCCCAGTATGACTGACGCCATTCTGGTCCCATAGTTGTCTGCTTTTCAAACTTAGTAGAGATATTAAAGAATGAACCAGTAATACGGTCAAAGATATTACCGTCACCCTTAAGAATTGTAGTCTTCTTAGGTATCTTATAGAGGATGTTGCTCCAGTCACCTTGACCATCAAAGGCTTCACGAAGTTGCTGTGCAAATATCTGGTTAGAATCCTTGATTGACTTGCCAACCTTGCCCACTTCTTCAGCATTCTTAATAGAATTTGCTGCAGTGTCAAAAGAACTTGGAACTACTATGCTAACTCCAGCCCCTTCATATCTTCCAGTAGCAATGAGTTGACGAATGGCTGCAGCAGAAAATCCTTCACGTCCTGCTACCTGGAATATACGTAGTGCAAGACTTACATCTTCACCATCTACATTCTTTCCAGAATAAAGATAGGTTCGTACTCCGTCATCACTAAGCCAGAAGGCTCGGTTCGCTACTGGTTGGGCATTTACAAAGTTATCCCACTCTGCTTTGCCTTTACCGCGTAGCAAGAAATCAATAGCCTTGGCTTCTTCTCCAGGTTTTGTTAATGCAACCGCACGTGCTGCGGTAGATTCACGAAGAATGCGAATTTCATTAGCAAGACCTTCCCACCAACGTGGGTGTCCAAATTCACGAAGGTCATATCCCTGAGTTGACTGGACTCTAGCCAGGTCAGAGTCGAATGCTGAGACGTTTCGCTCTTGAAGCATCTTAAGATACTGGTATTGAGCATCGTGGGCTGCAATTTCCATTGCAAATTCATCTGCCGCATTACCAAGTTTGAATGACTCATCAGTAATCGTGTGCTTGTATGGGTCAAAGGCAGCAAGGAGGCGACGAACAGGATTAGATGATGTCTCTCTTCCTAGCCACATACCTACCGCTGCTAGTGGATTGTTAAAGAATGAGATATGGCCGCTGGCCAAAACACGAATCTGCTCTTCGGCAATGTTACGTACAACATATGCTGGACGAACAAGTACAATTCTCTTCCAAACATTGTTGCTTACAAAATCTAGGCTATTTTTAACAACGCCAAGTTTAAGCAATCTATTTGCAAGTGAGATTTCATTAAGAATATCTTTAATTGGTGGAAAGTAAACTGCTGAGTTGAGCAATTCTGAATCTACGTGTGGACCAGAAATTGTTACTTTCTTACCATTCATTAAAACATAGTCAAGTTTAGCGCCACGTACGTGCTGATTGGCCCAGTAGTTACCCATTTCGGTGCGGCCATTCTCAAATACACGAGTAAGTTCTCTAAGAGTCTTCTCATCTACACGTGTTCTGTCAATGTTTGCACGCAGAATTTCATCAAAAAGTTTAGCGGTGGCAGTATAGCCAGCATTAGAGGCATCATCAGCGTAAACGATTGAGTTTACTAAATCATCAATAACAGCAGTTGGCACCTTGGCAGCACGAGCATAGTTAATTACTGTTTCAACTAAAGCATCAGTGTCAGATGAATGAACAAGTTTTCCATTACCAATTACTGTTCCAAGAGAGCGGTTAATTTCTTGGTACATTTTGCCCATCCAAGGCATCTTTGCGTATGCTGAGGCTGCTCTGCCAGTAATGGCGGTCTTCAAAGCAAGAGTTTTTCCAGGAGCAATCTTGCTCATAACTGGGCCAACTGTAGAACCAACGGCTGATGTTGCTCTTCTTACAGCACGACCAACCTTTGTTCCTTCTTCAAGTACATTTGCAACAACTGTGCCATCAGAAATATACGGAGCAAGGGCGAACATTGCTTCTTCTCTAGTAGTTGCTGCAGCAAGAGCCTTAGACTGGGCTACTGTAAAGCCACCACGGCGACCTAAGCCTTTACCAATGCTGTAGATTTGTTTGAAATCCATACCAGCAAGTGTGTCAAATATAGCAATACCCTTTGGGCTATTAAGAAACTCAGCAATCGCAGCCTCGCTATAGACAAGGTTGTCTGCTTCGTCCGCAACTTTAAGTTGTTCATCAAGGAGTTTTTGTACTACTGCTTGCTTTTCTGCCTTAGTAGCATTAGGGGCATACTTAACATCGTCAACTGCTGCACGAATTGCTGCAGCATTTTCTTCTAATACAGAATCTAAGTATACAAGTCGCTTCGCAGCCTTTGCCGCCTCTACACCTTTAGATGTTTGTAATGCTAATTCAGCAGCCTCTTTAGCCTTTTTAGACTTTGACATTACAATAAATGGGTCAGTCTTAATAGCAATAACCAAGTCACCAAGTGTAGTGATTAAGCGAGCCTTTTCTGACTGAATATCTCCACCTGTGAAGACATAGGTAATTGGGTCAAAGATAGAAACTGGACGTTCGTATTTTTGTCCATCAACAACAAATGTAGTTTTAGCAATTTTCTTTTGCTCTTCACGAGCAAGAAAACCTGCACCATATTCTTCGGTTGCAAAGAAACCCTGGCCTAAATCAATGCGTCCCTCATCAACATATTGCTTAAGCGCCTGATAAATAGTTGTCTGACGATAGTTAGTCATCTGGAAAGCCTCAGTAAAACTCTCGTCGTAAAGACCAAGACTCTCGCGTGTATCATTTGGGTCTTTTGGTGAACCAGTTAACCAGTCAACTTTTCCATCTTGAATGGCTTGGATTTCTGGACCAACCATTGATAAACCAGACCAAAGGCCACGAACAGATGCGCCTAGACCCTCAAAGAATGTTTGTGGGATAAGAAATCCTGTACGAGTAACACCTTTTAGACCAGTCCAAATTTTTCCACGAATAGTCTTTTGAAACTTTTCAGTAGAAACACGTTGTGCTTCTTTTTGTGCATCAAGTTCTCGCTGCGCTCTTGTTTGAGCATCAATCTGTGCAAGCGTAGTAAGCAGTTTGCTTTGTGGCATAGCATTGTTTTTAGCAAGTGCAGTCACCATACCAGCAGAAAGTTGTGGGTTTGTCTTCAAAAGACTAAGTGCACTAATGCCTTGTTGTGTTGGAATCTGTGCAGCAGACTTTACTAAGTCTTCATAGTCAGCCTGCATTTGACTTGTGTTACGTTCTTCAACACCAGTAAGAATCCAATTGCCGTTCTTGTCCTTAGATACTCCAGGTAGTTGACTCATCCAAGCCTACCTTCACGCTCCACAGTTTCAAGTATGCGACGAACATCTTCGTTGCGTGGGTTCTGCAAATACAAAGCCTGAAGTGCTTGAACTGCATCATCAAGTTCTCCAGGAACTGCTGGAGGTAAATTCAAAGATGCTGTGTCAATAACACCATTTTGTCCAATTGGGCTTTCTGGAAATTCAGTTGGTGCATTCAGTGGTGTGATTGCTGGGCCTTGTGTAAGTGCTGCAAGTGAAGGTGCTGAAGCACGTGGGGCAGAAGTACCTGCCATTGCTGCACCTTGCTGCTGTTGCATAGTTGCTTGACCTTCGCCATAAGCCATACCTGAGATGTAGCGTGCTGGCTGTGTGCCAGATTGTCCATTGCCACCTGTTGCTGAGATATTAGCAGGGTTGTTCTGCGGTGCGGTAGGGCGCATTCCGCCTCTGTTTTCTGCCATTTATTTCTCCCTACTTAGTGTGCTTGAATTGTACTTTCGATATGTAAGGTGGAGCAGTAAAGGCTGAAACCTTGGCTGCTATCTCCATCGCTTCGTAGGCATCTGCTCCAGCGTGTAGTGCTCCTATAGCATACGCTGCGCCAGACCCTGTTGCATAAACTCCATCTGCATTTCTGGTAACCGATAGGTCATCATCAATG